TTGCTTCTTTTGTAATCTTTGGGTACATATCTTTAATCTTTTTTGCTGTTGCAGGATCCATACTTGCTACAGTCTTCTTAGCCCTAGTAACTCTTGCAGCATAAGCCTTTGGATCAATAGAAACTTTGTTTGGACCAATCTTTGGCATTGTTATCTCCTTGTTAGATGAATGTGCGATCTTTTTCTGCGAGCAGTTCATCTATGTTGATAACTGTTCGTTTGCCTATCTCACTACGAGATAGAAATGGATTCTTCATATGGTGTGTCTTGTGCATACCTTGGTTGAGCATCTCACGTGCTCTGATCTCACAGAACCACAGAGCCATTACCATATCGGTCTTACCCTTAGTAGTAGGCGACCAAGTAATTAACTGCTCAATGAGCGCCTTAACGTTTTCAGTTTGGTCAGAAGGTAAGTGAATAAGGTTGTCTCTGTGGTGCTTACCGTCGTGTTGCTTGGTGCCAAACAAAGTTGACATTGATGCAACGCCGAATCCTGAGTCCCACTTGTTACTACCAGTATGGTGTTCCCGCAGTAACACTCCCCTAGAGGCCAGGTTCTGACGGATTCCTTCATCTTGAGTAAGGAAAGACTGGAACGCATTCTTTTCTACAATCCACTCGGTGGGCTGATACAGCGCAGTCCAGTCAAAGATTATCTGACGGATTGCAGCAGGCGTAGGGCGAGTGATCTTAATAGCATCAACGATATAGCGTTTATGACTAGTCCGATCAATAGCGTAACAAACGACGGCTGTATCACCAACCATAGCGGGATCAAGACCACAAATAATTGAAAAACCACTGAGATCACGCGGATGGCCTGGGTGACCAGGAACCAAACGACCTGCCTTACGCATACCATCTATAGAACCTCTCACACATACTGGGTCAAAGATAGCATCGTCTGATATATCTTGTTGTTGGTAAACCAACGCCCAGGTACTTGCATCCATTGCCTGACGTTCATTGTAAAGGTTGCGACCATTCCACCGTGGGTATAGTCCATCCTCATTCAAATCTGATTCCATCTGCCCATCAAAGGGAGCATCTGAAGCGGGCCACAAGGTAACCCACTTCTCAGGGTCTTCGTGTGTTTCCAGTAATGCTGGCATAGCCAAGTACTTCCAAGGAACAAGTCCACCTGGGTAGCGGTCCTCGGAACGTAGTTCTTTGTAAAGATCAATTGCTGTAACGCGGGTACCGATAATGATTAACTTACCAGTAGGGTTAAGACGAGAGCGCACATCCTGAGTTAACCATCGGATCTGCTTTTCAAATTCATTGGCGTTCTTTAATGTCACCGCATCGTCTACGATAATCATATCTGCACGTTTACCGTAGATCTGACCACCGATACCGACGGCCTCAATGTTAGGATCCTTTTCTGAGGATTCTCTGAGTTCATCACCAAAGGTCACACGGGTTGCCTGCCACGAGGCTGTCTTAGAATTAAACCCTACGCCAGCCGCGTATGCCTGTTGTAGTGCTTCATAGTTTGGATGAGTCAGGCGTTGCTTGATGGCGTAGAGAAAGTCTGCTGCTAGTTGCTGAGTCTGAGAGACAATCAGCACACGAAAGTTAGGGTTCTGACAAACCTGCCAAGTAACGTAGTCAATAGTGACCGTCATTGACTTGGCGTGGTTGGGCGGGATATTAACAAGAATACGGTTACTAGCCAGCCCTGGTTCGTACTTCATACTGGGATGTAGCCAGGAAGGTTCTCTTCCCTCGATTACATCTATCAGGTTCTGCTGGTGTGGAAAGGTCCGAGAGTGTAGGTACTTCTGACGGAACTCTGCAAAGTCTATGTCGTGGACATCAGATGAGGCAAAGTTCTTATCCTTCAAACCTAGCCTTGTTCGGTCCATCTTGTCGGCGAAGACCTTATCGGTCCTGCGGTAGTATTCATAAGTCTTGTAGGATTTACCAGATGCAGCCGTGGCTGCCTCGATAGTTAAACCCTCTGCTACACCTGAAAGGATCAGACGCTTGGCGATGTCACTGGACTTTTCTGCCACGTAAGTCTCCTCTAATAAAGCGCCGAAGGCGCGAAAAAAATTTTTATCCGAGGGGCGTAGCCCTCGAACGGAATCAGAGATTCCTTTACTAGGGGAAGAGTTTTATACTGGAGATAGAACTGTCCCCACTAAAAGCAGTAACCGTTCGGGCTTAGCGCCCGAGCAAGCCACAGCGAAGCGAGGGGTAAGTTGGTGCTCGTCCTAGGGGGACTCGCGTAGTGCCAACGTAGCGAGTACTGGTCGTAAAACTAGTAAGCGTTCGTTTTACTCCCTACTATATATAAGGCAGGAAAAATAACCGATTTCCCGTCTACGGTAGATTTTATTTACGTTTTGTTACCAAGGTCACATTTATATGTGTACAAAATAGGACATTTACGGGGATCTCACTTTAGCGCAAATTTCTTTTGTGGGAGTATGTATGTCCCCGCCGTCAGACTTAACACACGGGGGTCCCGTTTTTTACGGCCTATGCTGCGCCAGATTCTGCCAGGATCCAACCGCTGGACGTATACCGTATTTATTCCGTATAAACGGGATGGCTCTACTTTCGGCGGCCTAGACATATGGTTAAGTTATGTAAAAATTAAATATCTATTGAACATCATAGACATATTCTTGCCAACTGTCTACCATTCTGGAACTGATTCAGATCCTCTAACCCTTGCAACTGATCCGACACGGGCCGCGAATTGTCGACATATAGACACGGATAACCCTTAGAATTCGTTACCTAATCGTTACCTAATTGTGTTTGACATACGGTAGACTGACGTATATATTCATCCTATCGGACTAGATCAGATCCGATTACGTCTAAGGAGTTATGATGAAAGATAACACAATTCAATTGATTATGGATCGAATCGCTGCAGACTTAGAATCTCAGATTCAGTCTAAGCATCCTGAGAATGGACTATTCATCGAGATCGATTCTCTCTTCAATATGATCTTTACTATAGATGAAGATGGACCCGCTGTAAACATCCAGCAGAAGAATTGGGTAGATGGAGAGATCGAAGATGAAACAATTCTAGGCTTAGGCCGCGATCATCTTCTCCAGATAGCAGAATGGGCATCCCGTGCCGCTAAGGAGATCCGCTAATGATAAAGATTCAGACTAGGGCTAAGTGTATCGAATGCTCGCGCATATTCGATCTATTGAATGAGTTAGATGCGGAAGAATGGGCCTATGGGCACGATTGCGAGGATATCTAATGAGTACCGTAGTGATTACAGCGGGACGGAATATAGGAGGAGATCCTATGAATGCCAGCGAATGGATGCGACTACGTGAAACCTTAGGCCGCGTCCTGGAGTCAGTGGATGCCGATATCTATACACGCGACGCGCTAGGCATAGGAGAATGGACGGAGGAGACGGGCCGCGTGATACGCGAGGAGTCCGTTACCTATGTTGGATCAGTACAGGAGGAGAAGATAATAGCGCTCCAGGAGCGCATTCAGATCATCGCTCAGGAGTACGCTCAGGATGCGATAGCGTTAATAGTAGGTCAATCGATACTAGTGAAGGGTATATAAGAATGAGCACTGAAACACTGACACACACTGAAGAATGCCAGGAGTACGGGCTAACGTGCGCGGAATGCGAGGAGCATTCGTGCACTGAGAGACTAGACGGAGCGAATGGATATCGTTACGCGAACGTGACTCAGGAGGAGTTATGCGAATCGTGTTATGAATCGGAGTGTGAATATCTATCCTCCGTGATCCTATTCGATCCAAGCGAGGAGGAGGAGACTACGTATCTGATAGGGGACCGCGTGGCATTCGATCAGTATGGAGATGATGCGCCCAGTGGGATCCGCCGCCGATACGTGAGCACTGATGGATGGCGCGGGTATCACGTCACGGAGATCGATAACACGGAGGAGATCGATTCAGGAGCGGATCTATGGGGCCTTGAAACCGATATTAGATCCATCGCTGAGAGGATCAAGCAGGAGCATAAGGATGGAACTTTACCCGTTCCCGTGTATGTCGTGGCGGATCTAACGTCCAACGTGTTTAGCGTAGTCCTAACCGTGAGAGTAAATAGCAGTGACTCCATCTCATTCAGGAGATGGCTTAATCAGGAGGAGGAGTAAGAATATGGGATCACTACAGACTCAAGAATTCGCATCACTAGTACAGGAGGAGGAGATAAGCCTACGCCAAGCGCTTACCTATCAATTAAGGAGTAATCACTATCCTCCCGTGCCGCTATCTATGATAGATCCGTGCATCGCGGCGATTGATATCGTCCAGCGCTCCCAGTGGGGAGATGCTGAGAGTGATGAAAGGATACCGCTCCCAGCGGGTATCTTATACCGTGGGGAGGATACCGCTCCCGCGTGGGCTATCGTTGAAAGTCATCATCTATCCGCATTCATCGAATGGGAGGAGTGAGATGGCGTTAACTATAGATCTAATCCTTAATCCGTGCGCTGAGTGTGGAGTGGAGTATAAATCGGGCAGTGGATGGCGACATCTTTCAACGTGTAGAGACTACGATCCGCCGCGTGAGTTAAGTTATGACGACCTATTGGATCTATTCGGTGATGAAGATCCCGCCGCTTACTTATGAGGAGGATAAGATGACAAAGAAGAGACACGCATTCATAGTAATTGCAACTATTCAGGAGGATAAGATGGGCACGGAGTGGATGGATGTCGACGTGTTTGATGGAGATGATCCAGATCCCGTCCCGTTACCTATCGCTGAAGGTACTTCTCCAGCGTTAGCATCTAATGCATTAGCAGACACAATATGGAAGGCGTTCAGTGCCTTAGAATTACCATCAAAGAAGGAGGAGAAGGCGTGAAACTACAGGAGATAGATACGATTCAAGATCTAAGAGAATGGGTGGAGGAGAATATGCCAGGAGCAAGGCTTACGGTGGATAGTATGGGTGATATCGTGATCCATACAGGGTTACATTCCACTATGGGAGGATATCTACACGAAACAGGAGGAGAAGATGGCGAATGATGCGATAGTCCTATGGGGCTTGCTGTTAGTATACGGTATACCGATTGCCACCCTGGCATATTGGATGGAGAAGATGATGCACAAAGGAGAAGATGATGAGTGAGCAGGAGAAGATGGCGCAATTTGTATTCACCGTGGTGATTGCACCCGCCAATAAACAATACGATGTAGAACTGTGGGACTTTGCGGGCACAGAGCCTAAGCAACTTGCCACAGGAGGAGGCAGCAACTGGCGCACAGCGTTAGGTGAGGCACTCTCTAAGATAGAACTACCAACAAACAAGGTGGAGAAGACGATCAACGATCTAGTAAAGGAAGGTGTAGAGAATGAAGCGTTATGAGATAACAATTTCCAAGGTGGTATACAGATTGGTAGATGAGTTTGATACAGAAGACACGGCTCGCTCCTATGCTATTGCTAAGCGTGATGACCACGCCTTCGAGGATAACAAGGAAGAATACTTCTATGAACTGACGGAGGTTAGTGATGTCTAAGCCTACGGTAGACTACTGGCAAGCAAAGGCAGATCTATGCCGTGACCTTGCGCTGATACAGATACAAGATGAAGAGATGGAGAAGGAGGCAGGGATGAACCTAATGCGTATGACTTACGCCCTGTCTATGGTAGATGCATACAACAACGAAGGAGGAGAAGATGACAACTAAAGAGATGGTATGTACGTGGTGTTTGGACGATTCCAAATCCTGTAAGGCTTGCGACGATAGTTATGAGGGAGAGTAATGACAACTGATAACGTGGTGGGATTCCACCCAAAGAATAAACTGGTAAACTTCTATGAGATAGCAACAGAAGATGGCAACGCAGTATGGGGCGGGGAAGATCCACATAGCGCAGTCCAATGGCTACGCCGATCACCCCTGAACTCACGCCTATTGGTGTCCTGTTGGGAAGCAGGGGAAGAGGATGCTCGTTTGATAATCGAACCCATAGACATCACAAAGGTTGTCTATGCAGTATTGGCAGGTGTCAAATGAGTTACTGGATAGGTCTAGCAGGTGTAATGCTGGTAGCCTACGTCTTAATTGTATGGGAGGACAAGACAAATAATGGAGGCAAACAATAAGAGATTGGTTGGTGCTGCAAATCAAGCAGTACGCCAACGCAACTACAGAAGGGCAAGAGATCGTGCGCTAGTACGTCTTGCTCATCTTTACCCTGATACCTATAAGCAGTTGCTTGAAATGGAGAAGAAGACAGATGAACAAGAAGGTAAAACGTGGCTTGACCTTGATGGTAATACTGTCCCTGTTGTCGGTGTTCGTATCCATACAGCAGACGGACGAGGTGGACCCGTCATCAAAAATACCATTCGTAAAGGAAAGAACGAAGGCAACAATGGAGGAGAAGCGTGAGAACAAAGCACTTGTCGTTAGTTACTCACGAGCACTCGGTTACAGTAAGCGTGAAAGAAAATGTCTCCTCGCCTTATGGACCCGTGAGAGCAGGCTTGACCACCTCGCAGATAACCCCAGAAGCACGGCTTACGGAATTGCTCAACTCCTTAGAGAGCGTAGTAGACAACCTGAATTTCAAATCCTTCACGGTCTACGATACCTTGATCATCGCTACGGAAAATCTGCGTGTCGCGCTCTCAAACATAGCGACAGAAGAGGATGGTACTGATACACTTTGAGTGCATCCTCCTTTCGGATAACAAGAACCTCACCGCTACCCTTCCTGCGGTGGGGTTCTTTGCTATCCACCTGTGGAGTAGAAGCCTTTGCCCTTAAAGGTAATAGAAGGAGAAGCCCACTTACGTATCATAGGTATGTGGCAATCAAAGCAAGATGGTTCACGTGGTTCTTCGTGGATGCTACGTTCAACAGTAAGTTCTGCCTTGCAATCAGGACAGTTGTAGTCATACATCATTGGTAAGGCGATTCCCCTCCCATAAAGTTAAGTATCTTACGTAATGCGTTGCCACATCTACGATCAGCAGTAGAGATAGCACACTCTGTTGCTTCGCTTAACTGTTGCAACGTGTAGTTCTCGTGGTATCTAAGGCGCAGGATGTTCTTCTCATCCTCATCTAATAGTTCATAAGACTTCTTGATGTCAATGAGTGTGGCTAATAGGTTGCCACCTTCTGCGGGTGCTGCAGGCTTGCGTGGTGTGCCATCATTGACTAGGTTCTGCGCCTGTTCAATGGCAGTATCATTGACCACGCTTGCGATAACGTATGGCAATAGTTGTGCAATGGTAGTCACATCATAGAAGGACTCATCATTGGTTTTCTCT